GTAAAGCGTAAAATGAAGAATGGGTGAGAGTCTGCCAAAGCTAAGTGATGACTCTTCATTGAGTATAAACATCAAGTGGCTTATACAGATTGTCATTGTGGTGGGAGGAGCAGTATTGCTTTACACTAAGTTAGAGAAAAGAATAGCTGACCTGGAGAATGAAACGAAGTCTCTTAGGTATAATCAAAACACCTACGTCTTCCCGGACATCAGAACCTTAGAAGGCGAGATACTGGACTATAAGCTACACAGGGAGCGTATACTAAAGGACTTGGAAATACTAAAGAAGGATAAGTAAAGTGTAATAGATTGCACTATTGTAAAACAATGTGTCTTTAATCGGACAGAACACGAGTTATAGTGCTTTATATGACACTTTCTTCGTGACAAATTTTACTATAAAAATGTTACAAGATGTGTCACAAATCTTTGAATTATTGTGACGTGCATATTTTGAACAAGAGTAATTAATGATGGGATTTACACTCGTATAAAACATTCAACAATGAACAGATTAGAAAAGAACTTTAAAGAAGGAGTAACAACCACTATACTTGGCTTTATGATACTAATAGGCAACTTCTACTACTTGCTTGAGCGAGATGGAGGAGCAATGATATTCTTTGGTATGCTACTAGTATCTCTAGCCTTGTTTCTAGCTCCGGACGATTTAAAGAGTGGCATTAAAGCACTAATCAAAAAGAACCAAGATAAACAGCTATGAGAACGTCTAAACTCGGCCTTGAACTTATAAAGGATCACGAGGGGTTCAGAAGCAAGCCTTATATATGCCCGGCAGGTATTCCTACAATAGGATACGGTAGTACATACTACCCTGATGGCAAGAGAGTTAAAATGACCGATGAACCTATCGACAAGGTATCCGCAGAGGTTTTGCTCAGGCTGACATTGAAGCAATACGAAGACTGCGTACATAACAGCGTCAAGTCTAATATCAATCAAAATCAGTTCGATGCGCTAGTTAGCTTTGTATACAACCTAGGCTGTGGCAATCTAAAGAAGTCCACACTACTTAAGAAGGTGAATGCTAATCCCTGCGACCCAAGCATATTAGCTGAGTTTATGAAATGGAACAAGGCAGGTGGCAAAGTACTTAAGGGACTAACAACTAGAAGACACTATGAGGCTAATCTATATTTTACTGATATCTAGTCTGCTCGCATCCTGCTCAGTCAAGAAGCAAGTAGCAAAATCAGAGTCATCTACAAAGGTTGAGACCGAGGTCATAAAAACCGAGGTTGAGACTATTAGCACTCAAACAACAGCAGATACCGACACCTACGAGGTGGAGGTGGTAGCAAAAGACTCACTACAGCCCATTACAATCGTTTTAAACGGCACTACACAGACTTTCTCTGGCGCAAGCAAAGTAGTACTCAGAAAGAAGAAAGAGTCAGTTAAACAGCAGGAAACGAAGTCCGCTGAGTCCAACGAAAAGCGGACTGAGGAAGTAATGGAAGAAAGGGAAGTTATGGCAAAGGACATCAAGCGTACTAACTACTCTTGGTTACTGCCGATAATCATATCGGCTATAGTGGTGTTCTTGCTTAGGAGATATGCCAAAGGATACCTTGGCATTTGAACATAGTTAGCCTGAATTCAGTTGCTGTTAGCCTCGCTATGGCTCGGCTTGATACCTTATTCGCTTTAGCTCACTTGGCGAAGTTACAGGTTTTAAAATTAAATCCCTGTTCATATAACACATAACTTATCAACGACAATTGGTCTGTATCTGACTTATATTTGCTATATGATGTTTGAGAACTACATACCGACAACAGACGAGCTTCATTCAGCAGTAGGCCAATTACTTACCGCTGAATTCGATAGTGACCGCAAGAAGATAGACGAGCTACTTGTGATCAACGCTAACCTTCATTGTCAGTTGGGTTCTGATTCATCTAAGTCCGATAAGGAGTACGTCAAGAAGCTTAGTAGAATAATCTTCAGGGCGATAAAGACCATAGATAAGTACGAAGGAGAAAACTTCATTAGAACGCAAGATGGAAGCCAATACGAACCAAAAGCTAACTAAGGAGGAAATAAAGAACTGCGAAGGTCTTAACTACTTGACCTGGGATATGTTTGATAGTCCTGACAGACCTGGAAGCGGATATGACTTTATGGAGCGTGAGCCGGTAATCATATTGGACGAGGTGGTGAAGAGGACAAGAAGGTTCTTAAACATAGAGAGAGGATACTTGTCTAAGGCGGTAGCTGACAGAATGAACCTAGCATCGAACAACCCACACAGGGTTGGTAGAGCCATACAGATAAGAGTAGTAGGCCAAAAGAAAAGAATGGATATAATCAAACACCTATGCTTGCTTGGTGTAACTAGAATAGCCGTAGGAAAAGACATACTGTACTTCGATACGGACGGATTAAAGAACGATGCTTTTATGATCTGGTAGTAAACTGTTCCCCTCAGTTTTGTTTGTTGTCAATGTTCGAGAGGCCACCCCACAAGGGTGGCTTTCTTGTTCCAAATGTTAAAATGTGTTAAAATTTTGCGCAGTATATTTTTTGCATATATATTTGCTCAACTAATTAAAACCAACATTAACCTAATCATTAAACAAATGGGAACAAAAAATCAAAAGGTATTAAGAAAGCTAGACCAGCTAAAACAAATCAAAGACTTCATTGATCATAATCCAAATGAGTCTATGTCTACTTGGTCTATAAACAAGTTAAGCACTAACAGATTATCTGAGACGCTTAAGAGAAATGGCTTGGTGTTAAACACAGGTAATATTCAGAGACCAAATTGGCAATGGGTAGCCCCACGTCCTAACATCGTTATGGCTGAGAAAGTGTTAATGGCTCAAAGAGAGATAGAGCGTTCTGCTTTCAAGAAGTCTGAGATGAATAAGAAGAAGGCTATTGCCGATGTCAAAATTCAAGCAGAGGTAGTTAAGCCGGTACAAGCACCTGTTGTTAACGCAACCATCAACAACACCGTAAGCAAGAGAAGTATGTACATTGAGGCTATCCTAGAGCTAAACCCTGAGATTAGACTACACAATGGTATTATGGTTAGCTTCGAAGGAGACTCTGTACTTATCTCTAAGAGCGGTAGAAACATTAAGACTAACGACCCTGTATTGTTCAAACAAATCGCACAAGTAGTTTCTCTATGAAGCAAAGACTGAAGGATATGGACGAGCTTCCTAAGTGGTGGGATATGGGCCTTAATCCAATTACCGGACTGAGGCCTGAACCACAGGAAGACAGGAACTTGACAGCAAAGAGATACTACATAGAACCAGGAAGTTTAGGAAATAAAATAGTTGAATGATGTACGACCTATTGAATTACAAAGAAGCAAGAATACTAGCGTTACTTGATCACATCAAGAAACTAGAAGCAGAGAACGAGAAGTTAACTACATACATCTTTGAGTTGTGTGATAGAGATTGTCCTGAGGAATATAAAAACGTAGTAAAGAATGATACATTTCACAGTAGACAAACTTCAGATTCACTATAACGAGGTCAGGGATATCTTAGCGGAAGCGATAAGTAAAAACCCCGACAACGATAACGTGATAAAACTAAGGGCTGGATTCCATTACATAATGAACCACCTGTTAGACAACGAGATAAGATTGAACAGGGCAGAGAACGAGATTTGGAATCTATCTGCCCAACTAAGGGAGGAACTAAGAAAAAAAATAATATTTCCACCCATTAAGTCGAAATAATTTATTAACTTGCAGAAACAAATTTTAAACATTATGGCACAAAAAACATTTCACGAGAGGGTAATAGCGGTTCAGACAGAACTGAAAGCACCCAAGAACCAGTACAACTCCTTTGGGAAGTACAGCTACAGAAGTCTTGAGGACATCTTAGAAGCAGTAAAGCCGTTGCTTGCAAAGCACGGCCTATCATTAACAATTACAGACGAGATTAAATCAATTGAAGGCGCATTGCCTTATGTTGAGGCTAGAGCTATACTACACGCTCCTGATGGTAGCGTAGAGGCTAAAGCTCAGGCAGGTATCGATCCTAACCGCAAGGGTATGGATATCGCTCAGTCATTCGGTAGTAGCAGTAGCTACGCTAGAAAGTATTGTCTCAACGGACTATTTCTGATTGACGATGTTAAGGATGCTGATTCAACAAACACACACGATAAAGCACCTGTTGTGGCTGAGGTTAAATTACCTTGGTTGAACGAGAACACACCGGACTTCCAAAAGATTCGCGCCTATATGCAGAATGGAGGCACTATCGAAGAAGTAAGAAAAAGATACAGCGTATCAAAGGCTGTTGCAGAAAAACTAACCAAATAAAAATATAGTTATGAGTCAAGAGAAAATTTATGTAGGATCAGGTAAGCAAGTTACCGGTAATTACGGAACATTTAGAAGCGTCAACATTTGTTTGACTGACCTTCCAAAAGAGTTCATCAACGAGTACAAAGGTAAGAAGTATATCAAGTTGAATATAAACGATAAAAAGGAGGCTGACGCATATGGCAAAGATGTTAGCATTTCAGTTGACACCTGGAAGCCTACTGCGCAAGCAGCTCCTACTGCGGCAGCTTCAGCAACTGCTGCAGAGGTTCTAGAGGATTTTCCTTTCTAGTTAGTTAGTTGATTTTAGTGGTGATGGGGGCGAAAGCCCCCTGATCACTATAACATAGACACAGACAATGACAATAAAAGAAGCAATAGATAATGC